TATCAAGCCACCGTTAGAAGGGTGTGTATTATAGTGCAAAGTATCTTCTTTGAGTTTTTCTTTCATAAACTCAATCATTTCTTGCATTGGTGTTTTCATTTTTCTTTGGTGTTATAATCCTAAACTTTTTTTGGTTTCTAGTATCTTAATCTGTTTCTCTAGTTCCTCTATTCTCTCATCAGCTTTCCTTGCTCTTTCTACTGCTCTAATTTTGTCAGCTATTGACTCAGAGACAATCCTATCAAAAGAAAACCTTTCATCTTCTAGTGCTTGGATATATCTTAATTGCCTAAATAAAGCGTCATTAAATACTTTTAATTCTTTGGAGTCAGATTTCTTTGTCCACTTTAAAATAAGTGATAAGAGCATCTCCATATCTGCATTGTTCTGCAATTCCAATAAATTTCTGTCTACTTTATACATTGTCTGTCTTAATTACAAAGTAAAGATATAAAATTTATTTAATAATATTTAAACTTTATCAAATTTATTTAGTAATATTTTGTGTCCACCTTCTGTTTTCAGTTTCTATTTGTTCTTTTACGTAAGCTATTTCTCTTTCGATATAATCTTTTGCTTTATATAGATCCTGAAGTTCGTCATCTTTTTTACCGGCTCTCACTATGTATTTAACTACATTGCCTCTATTAAAATTTAACTTGTAATGATTACAAACGTCTATAATATCATAATCGCCTGTAGCTTCGTAATGGATTGCGTTACCTCTCATTGTAATTAATTAATGCTGCTTGATCTTCTTTTAATAAATAAACTAACTTGTTTTTTCTGTTCTTTGTCCACAAAGTAGTGTCAGGACAATACATCTCAACAGGTTCCCCCATATCAATATCATTAAGCCAAAACATATAATTCGCTTTTGGATCATTTACAAAATATAGTTTTACCATATCTTCAGGCATTTCCATTAGCTTGTCATATTTCAGCTTTTCTAGCATCTTAGTATCGTAATGCTTTTTCCTGAATTTCATTTCAATTACGCAAGGATGTCCTTTCGGTGTTTCCCCTACTGCGTCATAGTGTTCAAATCCACCTCCGCACCAATCTAAATCCCACCCATCTAAATTTAATATTGTTATAACGGCTTTTTCTAATTGGTGTACTTTATCTATATTCATTTTACTGTTTTAGGAATAATTCATTTAACTGACTTATCCATCTCTTAATTTCCTTCGGATTACAGGTACACGGTTTATAATAACGGTGTTTGAAATACTCTGCGTGTAATTTACATATCAATTCAAATTCTTCAGGACTTAACGTGTTGCTAGACGTTTCTCTGAATTTTTCCCACATTAAATAATCTACTTTATTCATTTTCTACTTATGGTTATTTTGTTTAATTTTTCTTTACGTTCTTCACAGCCACAAGATTTGTAACCTAGCAAATCGATTACTATCTTTTTAGTAAGCCATTTTATCCCCGTCCAAGTCGTAATTTTCTCTATAATATTTCCTAATTTCATTTTCTCCTTTGTTTCGTTTTGAATACTTTTTTTCGTTTAGTTTCCATCCGGTAATTGGATGCACTCCTTTTTGTATTAATTCTTTTAGTGTCATTTAATAATACTCTTTAAATGTTTCTTTACTTTCCTGTACGTATTGTACAAAGAATAATAACTGATCGTTGTTTTATCGCTGAGGTTTTGAAAACTCTCCCCGCTATCTATTAATTCAAATACTTTCCTGTCATACCAATATAAACTTTCTAACTCTTTGTTAAACTTCTCATATAGTTTGTCATAATCGACAATTATTTCGGATCTATAGTCTGCTTTTAATTTCTCAGACAAATCCCCCCAAGATACTACGTCGTACAGACTTTCCTTTTTTTTTAGATCTAAAAATAAATTTCTTAAAGCTCTATAAACATAATAATAATTTATTTCAGTCTCATTGTACATTACATTGGTTCCTGCTTTGACTTGTTTGTCTAGCTTAATGTACATTTCCATTACAATATCTTCTGCTGTATCGGGATTTACTCCAAACGATTCAACAATATCGCACCAATCTTTATGCTTTTTATAAAGTAATTCTAATACTTCCATATTGTTATATGTAATCCAAACAACAAAAGCATTAAAGTTATTTGCTGATAATAATCTTCAGGTTCTACAGATTCTACATCCGGTTCTAAATTTGGATCATAGTACAATATTCCTGCTGATAATCCATAAATGGGTATCAACTGTATATTGACACCGGTATTTCCAAAATCTAAGTTCATTTAAAAAGGTAATTTTACTTGCTCTTTTGAAGCATATTGTATTAAATTTTTATGGTTTACTTCAAATCCAACGTTATTAATAATACTTCTTAATCTTATTGGATCTTCTAAACTTGTTGGTCTACCTCCTGTATCTATGTCTTTTACTTTTCTTACGTGAATATGTGAATACATCCAATCAGTAGGATGCTGTATATATCTATGTATTACAATAAAATCGTCAGCACGATTGACAAATTTACCCCCGCCTTCTACATCTGACGCCATTGGTGGTATTGGATGTCCGGCATAGTGTTCAGTATTGCCGTGTTTTTTCCTTAACGCTTCAGTCGCTGCGTGAGTATTAAGCCATATACTAATATTATTCTTTTTGCAAAATATTCTCATTTCACTTGTTGCTTGATAATCGTATTCGTGTCCGCTTAATCCCCTTAATACATCTTTGTCCTTCATTAAACTATTATACGGATCGATCATAAGTCCATCGTAATCCCAAGCATCCTTAACGTATTGGGCAAGTTCTAAGACACGTTTATATGTATAAAGGTCGTTTGGGTCTACAAATTTAAAATGATCGTTTATATAGCTTATTTTAGCGTTAAATTCATCTTCTTCAATCTTATTAATTGGTTTGCCTTCTATAAATTCGACAAGTTTTCTAATTAATGAGTAAGGTTCGTTTTCTGAGCTAAATACAAGCCATCTAGTTTTATGTTTAATTGTGTACAATAACATTAAATATAATATTACTGTTGTTTTTCCTACGTTAGCGTGTCCTAGAATAACATTAAAGTTCCCGTGCTTAAATCTGAAATGTTCGTCTATTTCTTTTATTCCTAATTTTAATCCTTCTTTTATTTGTCCGGATCTTACTTTCTTTAATTTGTTTAATTGATCTTCAAAATTTATAAGCATTGTCTGTCTGTTTTAGTCTAAGGTATAAAAAAAGGGGATAAGTTTCCCTACCCCCTATATTTTTAAAATGGTAAATCGCTATCACGGTCAGGAGAATGATCTTGACTTGTAACGGTTTCTGCTTTTGGCAATTCGTCTATTTTCTTTACTTGCCACGCATCTAAATTTGTGTAATACTTTCCGTTGTATTCACTACATCTGATATTAAATTCTACAGTAACAAGATCGCCTTCATTATTGTAGTTTACAAATTTATCAATATATTCTACTTTATCTGCTTTCTTAAATATTCCAAAAGTATAAAGGTTGTTGTATTGTTCTCCGGTATCGATTAAAAAATCAATTGCTTTTGCTCCGTCTCTAAGATTCTTAACTTCGTTAATTGTCTTAATTTTTCCACTTATTGAATATCCCATAATTTAACTATAAATATATTGTACTATTTTTTCTGCAAATGATAAAACTTCTTCTTCACTTGCTTTAGTGTCTTTATAAAAATTAACAGCACTAGCAACGCTAGATTGTCTAATAATAAATTTTTGTACGTCGTCCGGTTTCTTCTGAAAATTCCCTTGCGGTTTAGCGGGTTGGAAATTATTAGGTCTTACTAATTTAGCAGTATTATAAATACGTCCATCGTATTCCTTTTGCTCTGACGTGAATTGACATTCGTCCCCTACTTGGTGCTTAAATTCTCCAATAGCGTTAAATTGATAAACATTTCCGTCTGCCATTGATACATTGTAGCGATTGAATGTTTTAGATCCGTTGCTCCACGATCCGTTGGGAGTAATTCCGGTAATCTTACCTGTTTTCATTTTCTAATTGATTTTGATTGTTTAATATTTCTATTTGTGCTTCTAAAAATTCCACTCGTCTCTCTAATGCGTCTATTCGCATTTCGTGTAATCTTTTTAAATCGTCTGAATATGTCATTATTCCAAACTTTTTAATTCCTTCCTAAAAATCTCAATTTGAAATTCTGCCTCATTAAGTTTCTTTTGGTGGTAATCTTCTGTCCACTCAAGGTCTTTAATCTTAGCTTTTAATAATTCGATTTGCAAATTTTTGTCCATTTTATTGTCTTTAAATGATTAATATACCCAAAGATAATAAAAATATTTAATAAAAAACAAAATGTAAAAAAAAAAGGAGCATCTATAAAAGACACTCCCTTTCGGTATTAAAGACAAATTATTAAGACAGACTTTGTAAATATAATAATTACTGGCTATACTTCCATAAAAATATTAAATTATTTTTTTAATTGATCTATTTTGTTTTTATACATTTCGATCATTTCCTGCAATTCCCAATTTGAGAACTTTTTAGTTTCTCTACTAAGTGCTAGTAATTCATCTGATAATTCTTGCCCTAAATATTTTGAGAATTTATACTGTTCTCCATAACGATAAACATTACAAGCTATACATTGTACTTCTACATTACGTTCGTCCCACCTAGTCGAATAATGCTTACGGCTCATAAAATGTCCTGCCTGTAAATTTTTCCAATGATCCTTTTTACTACAAGTTACGCACTCAGCTACTTCATTTTTAGCTTTACGTCTTCTAATGTATTCAGAAAAAATTTTGTCTAGCTTATTAACTAACGTCTTACGAGATGGTGCTTTTGCCATTAATAACCGTCTTGGTGCTGTAAAAGTAATTTACCGGTTGCTATATCTAAGTCTTTTATTGCTTTGTATATAATTCTAGAATTTTTTTTTACTTCTTGCTTCTCAGCTTTTGTACTATCAGATCCTAGATTCGTGTACATTGTTGCGTCAATTTCTAGTAGCTCGTTAATTCTTTGTACTACTGTTTTTTGATAATCTTCTGCAATTTTTAAAATTTCTTCACGCATATATTATATATATTATTATTTATTATATATTATTATATTATATTATATATATTATAAAATAAATCTTTTTTTTTAAAATTACAAAAAAATTATCGATTTTCTTTTTTTGCACTACCGAAATAATATCCAAAGATACTTAATGCTACTCCTTCTACTATCCCCAACAAATGTATGAAAATTTCTTTATTACTCTCAGGTACTTGAGTAGTTACTACAGTATAAACTAAAAAAGCAAAGGCTAATAATCCAACAATACCGGTCGCATTAAACATCCAATCGGTTCCGTACTTTCTTAAACGTACTTCTCTACGTCTTGCAGAATCTCGATCGCTTACTTCTATCCTATATGCTTCTAAGGCTTCGTTTAATGCCTGTTCTTTTTCTTCCGGTGTAAGTGTATCGTCTCCATCTAAAACATCCTTTAAAATGCCTAATATGCCTTTTTCAGGTAATATTCCTGTTAGCTTTCCGACAATCTTACCTAGTTTAGTTTCTTTAAAGGGTTTTTTTTCCATTAATACGTCCAAATTACATTAGGTGCTTTATCCGGATCATTGTCTACGTGGATAAAACTATCTGCTATTCCTATTCGATTTAATCCTACTTTCAATAAAGCAGCAATTATTTTATATCTATATACGCTATTGCTACAAGCTATATCTGCTGCGTGTCCGGTAATATGGCTAGAATTTTCTACTCCCCCGACTTTCATATTCCACGCCTTCGATCTTAGCCCTGAAGTAATTTTGAAAGGTACACCGGCAATAGATCTTGCTTGATCAATACGTGTCAGAAACTCCGCATCCATAGCTTCGCTACTTCCCACCATATCAGGACTATCAAACTCAGAAAGTTTAAAATATTTCATATTATTTTCCCAATTAACATACTTGTAAGAATCATAATAAGCATCCAAAATAAACCAAATTGAAACTTATCCCAAGTACTTCCCTCTTTCTTTTGGTGTAGCCATATCTTAAATTCTATAAACTTAAATACTATATTATCAATTAGCTTTCTCATTTATTTTCTCGTTTAGTCGTTTAATATCTTTTCTTACTCTTTCCCTTTCAAGTTTTATTTCTAATATCTCGCTTTCTAAAACTCTAATGTCAGGGAAACACATAAGTATTTTGATTGAATCTTAGTGCCTTTGCCTCGCTCTCTGTGTCTGTTATTCTGCCCTCTAAATGTGAATACAATAATACCGCACTACCAACTAATATAACTATCTGTATTAGCCATTTAATGTTTATGGATATTCCTGCATCGTCATTTAGCTTAGGTAGATTTTCTCCCATTAATTTTGCCTTTCAAGTAATAGAATAATTCTTTTCCTAATAGACCAAAGAAACCACCGACAAGACCAACTACTGCGGCTTGTGCTACTCCCATAATTGTTACAGTTGATAGGGCAGTAAATACAAAGCCACTAATGAATGATATTTTATTGTCAAGTGTCATAGTTTATATGGGTGGGGGCATTAAGCCCCCTTTCCCTTTATTTAATTACAAGGTGTTTCGTCGTTAAACAATATACCTACTTCTGCTAAACTAAGTTCTTTGTTAAAGATTCTTACTTGGTCTATTTGACCTTTAAAAAATCTTGCATTTAAAGTATCAGATAAACCCGCACCCATAGCTAAATTCATACCACCTGCCGTATATGGAATTTGTGTTCCTGCGGTGTATGTAACAGTATCTTCAAGAGAATTGTTAATATAAATTTTACTTACTCCATTAGAACTACTATTTGTTACTACAATATTATACCAAGTGTCAACGACAGGTGTTGTTGTAGATGTAGCATAAACTGCAGGTAAAGACGTTAGAAAAGAAAACTTATTTGAATCTGTAAGCCTTAAAATCCAACCTTGATTTGCAGATGAATAATTACCTAACAATTCTTGGTTTGTTGAATTAACTAAACTTGGCTTTGCCCAAAAAGAAAAACTAAATTCTTGCAAATTAAACGCAGTTGTTAATTCTGTTTGAATACTTGAAGTACCAAAAGAACCTGCCAAATCAAAATACCCTTGTGGATAAGTAACATCTGTTTGTACTCCGTTATAATTACCACTTAAATCAGCAGGCGAACCATCTAAAGGATAAGCAGCTATACAACTTGTATCTCCACCTCCTAATATGTTTAATGTATGAGTAGTTCCTGCACAAGCACCTTTAGCACAAGCAGATTCAGCAAATAAAATATCTACCTCTGTAGAATTTAAGGCTTTGTTGAATATACGAACTTGGTCTATTGAGCCTGCCGCATATGCTCCTCCATTAACTCCACCAATACCAAAAGAACTATAAGAACCAATGCCTGCAGAACTTGTGTTTGATGTTCCTTGACCTTCAAGTTGTCCGTTTACATATAATTTAACAGCGTTTGTAGAAGTTGTTCCATCCCAAGTAATTGTAACATTATACCAAGATGAATTTGAAAAAGTATTTGTTGAT